AAAGATCTCTATCGTAAAGATCCAGTAACAGGTAAAGCGAAAGATCGTCGTCAAGTTATTATGGAAGAATTGAAACTTGATGATAGAATTCAATTGCGAATTTGTGATACTGGATTGAGTTATGCAGAATTCTTGTCTATGTATAAACTTCGTAAGGATAAATATTCTAACCTTACAAGTAACCAATTGAAATTACTTGCTGGAAAAGTACTGTATCGTTTCCAAGAACAATGCGAACAGCAAGCTAAACAATGGCAAGAGAAAATGCTTGAAATTTGTCAAGTAGCAGAAAGTAAAGGATGGGATGTTACAAGAAACATTGAGTCTATTTAAACCTGTAACTCGTGATGAACGTCAAGAAGAATGTATTCAACATTGGAAAGAAGCTAAAGGTCATGGAACAATCGTAGGAGCCACAGGATTTGGCAAGACCAGAGTTGCTATTAAGATTATCACACGATTAGTAGAAAAAAATCCAACTATAAAAGTATTGATTGCTGTTCCAACAGAATTATTAAAGAATCAATGGATTGAAGAATTAGATGTTAGAGGTCTAGGATTAAACTGTGAAGTAGTAGTAATGATGGGAGCATCTAAAAGATTAGCTCAATGTGATTTATTAGTGTTAGATGAAGCTCATAGAGCTAATGCTACACAATTATCGCAAATACTCATTAATACTAAATTTAAGTTAATTCTAGGACTTACAGCTACGTTTGAAAGACTTGATGGAAGGCACGAAATACTTGCTAAATATGCTCCTGTATGTGACACTGTTACTATGCAAGATGCATTATTAAATGGTTGGGTTTCTAAATATTCTGATTATGTGGTATTACTCGATGTTCCAGATATAGATGTGTATAAAGAATACAATAAAGAATTTATACAACATTTTGAGTTCTTTGGTTTCGATTTCGGATTAGTAATGTCAATGGCTGGTAAAAATGGATATAAGAATCGGTTAGCTTATAGAGATCAAATTTGTAAAGATCAAAGTAAGAAAACAGAGGTTTTTAAGGAAATTACATATCATGCTACTGCGTTTATGAGAGCATTACAGAAACGTAAAGCTTTTGTAGCTAATCATCCTGATAAATTACGAGTTGCTGAAGAAATTATTAAACATCGCTCTAATAGTAAAATAATTACTTTTTCATCTAATGTCAAAATGGCAGAATCATTTCAAGAAGGATTTGTTTATACTGGAAAAGAAGGCAAAAAGAAAAATAGGATAACATTGGAAGAGTTTAGCAAAATGAATAGTGGTGTATTGCATACTGTTAAACTCGCCGAAGAAGGTATGTCAATTAATGACTTATCGGTAGGTATTATGCTTGGAGTCAATTCTAGTAAAACTAAATCTATTCAAACATTAGGAAGAGTTGTGCGACTTGAAAAAGATAAACACGCAGAATTTTTTACTATTGTAATTAACGATACTGTTGAAACAGAATGGATGAAAAAAAGTAAGAACGATAATAATTTCGTTGTTATTGACGAGGAAAACCTTTTAAAAGTTCTAAAAGGAGAACCTTATGAGAGTTATAAACGTAAGTTAAAAAATTATCAATATCGTTTTTAATATGGAAGTATATACTAAAAAAGAGTACAATGAGATGAAGCAGAGCTTAGAAAAGAAGATTCAGCTTCTGACTAAGAAAGTGGATAGTTTGAATAAGAGAATTGAAAAGCTTAAAACAAAGAAATCCACTAGTAGCGTAACTGAATAATACCACTTTAACAAGTAATTAAATATTCAGTGTATAGATTGATAAACTTATCTTTATTAATTTATACATTACGTGAAACATTTAGAGCTTAATGAACAACTTATTTTCTGTGAAAAATATGATATTACACCAAATGAGTTGTTATTGTTCGAAATTATCATTATCTATCAAGAGAATGATGATCCTGATATAGTTAGTTATTATTTTAAATCACGAGCTAAAGGAGACGTCAGAAATAGTTTAACTAAGCTACAAACGTCTGGACTAATTAACGCAAGTTATAAGATTCCTAACAAAGGTGAAGCTCTTAGGGTTGCGGATATTCCTTTAAATAAGACTGTTGTAAAAGATTATTATAAAGCATCATATGATCTTGGAAAAGAATTATTTGAAGTTTATCCGATAGCAACTATTGTTAACGGAATCGAATATAAATTGCGTAGAGTTAGTAAAAAATTCAATTCACTTGAAGATGCGTATCGAGCTTATGGTAAAGCTATTAGATGGAAACCTGAAGTTCATAAACGCATTATTGAATTGGTGCAAAAAGGGAAAGAGACAAACTATTCTTTTACAACTCTAGATGATTTTATTGTTGATAACGATTGGGTAAATTTGGAAGCAATTGCAGATAAACCTGATTGTTCTAACATGCGAATGTTATGATATTTGACAAAATTCTAGAGGAAATTGACAGAGGTAGACAAGGTTTAAATCAAGGTATCTCAACAGGATTACCAAAACTTGATAGCATTACTGATGGAGTATGCAGAGAAACTTATACCTTAGTCTTATCAAATTCGGGTAGCGGAAAGACTTCATTTGTATTATATGCTTATGTTTATAAACCGTTACTAGCTCATTTAAATGACGATAATTTTAGAATTTTATATTTTAGTTTGGAGATGAGTGAGCCTTCACTTTATATAAAGCTCTTATCAATTTATATATTTGAAACCTATGGTATTGAATTATCATATAAAGAGCTTTTATCTAAGAAACGAGAATATAAACTAAACGATGAACATTATGAACTAGTAAAGGAATGTAGACCTTTCATAGATGCAATTGAAAAGAAATTGGAAATATATGACAAAACAGTTAATGCTAATAAAGTTTATGCAATCTTGAAGTCTAGACTTGAAGAGATTGGTAAATTTCAAGAAACAGAAACTAGAATGAAGTATATTCCCCAAAATCCAAATCTTATCTATAATATTGTTATTGATCATATTGGATTAGTTAGACCACAAACTGGACATACTCTAAAACAAGAAATTGATTTATTATCAAGTTATCTTGTTACACTTCGTGAGAAATGTGGTATTAGTCCTATTGTAGTTCAACAAGCTAATAGAGATCAAGGTAATATTGAACGTTTTAAACAAAATAAATCGGCATTTAGCATTAATGATAGTAAGGATAGTGGTAACACTGTTCAAGATTCTAATATCATGATTGCTATCTATAATCCATATAGAGATGGATTAAAGAATTACCGTAAATATAATATTGAACGTTTAGGTAATTGTTTCCGAAGTATAATGATTTTAAAGAATCGTTTCGGAGATTGTGATGTGGAAATTGGAGCAAATTTCTTTGGACAAATAAATACGTTCCATGAGATACCCGCACCTGATCAGATATTTGATTATGAAAAATATACTGATCCAACATATTTACTAAACAAAGAAGAAGATCAACTAACATTAGATAATGAAAATCATAATTTTATTTTATAAACAATGGCTGCTGAAACAATTTTGATCCTTGGGGAAAGCGGAAGAGGTAAGAAATAAGTTTTTTGAAATTAGATTTGTAAAAAATTGTTGATAATAAATATAATATTTAAAATCATGTGTCAAGAAGAATTGATAACAATCGGAGTATAGAAATTTTTAAATGGAGAAGGAAAATTAACTGATATTTCTAGACAATTAAAATTATCTAGTTCTAAACTTTTAACCGAACGTTTAGAAAGTATGGGTTATAAAATGTACAGAGGAGCTAAATTAGAATCTATTATCGGATTAAAATTAGCGGTTGAGGAATACATATCTCGAATCGAAAATTGTCCAAGTATTACTAAAATAGCTACTAAATATAATATAGGTAAGCCGCAACTATCTAATAGGTTAAAAGAATTAGGATACGAAGTAATTAATTATTAGAATGTAACTAAAATTGACGAAAATGTTTTTGATTCAATAGATACAGAAGAAAAAGCATACTGGTTAGGTTTCATTTATGCAGATGGATGTATAGGTTCTACTGATTATTCATTAGAAATATCATTAAAAAGTTCTGATTCAGAACATTTAGAAAAATTTAATTCCTTCATTAAAGGCCCATCAAATAAGGTTAAAATAAGTAATGTTAGATGTGGAGAAAAAATTTGCGAACGTTGTAGATGGAGTATTCATAACTCTCACATTCACGAAGTTCTCAATTCATACGGATGTGTTCCTAATAAATCTTTAATTCTAGAATTTCCAGATAAAAGTGTATTTAAAGATGTATCTTTAATACGTCATTTTATTAGAGGTTATTGGGATGGAGATGGATGTCTTACTTATTGTGATAAAGAACATTTGTGTCCAAATGCGTCAGTATTAGGAACTGAAAATTTTTTATCAGGTATGTAGGTTTATCTTCCTTTTAATCATACTTATAAATTAGGTTTTAATAACAAAAATAGTTCTATTACTAGAGTGTTGTCAATTACTGGAAAAAGTGCATTTAACCTTATAACATTTTTATACAAAAATGCAACAATTTATTTACAAAGAAAATATGAAAAATACTTAGAATATTGCCGTCTATATGAGAAATCATATAGATCACAAGAAACCAAAATCGGGGAAGACTGTGATGTTAATCCCGAGGTAATTACAGAAACTAAAGAGTCTGTAACACCGTAACGCGTAGAGCTTGAAACTCAATAGAGAATAAAATAGCTCCAAGAGTGGTTTCCATCCCAACTGAAATAAGTGGATGAAAAGGTACGCTGAGCTGCAATAAATAAGAAATTGCAGAAGTATAGATAAAAAGCTATACGATAACAAAACTGAAAACAACGAGTTTACGTAATCTTAAGAGTGAAGAAACCTTCATTATTAGCACAACTTCAAAACCATTGCCTTGGAAAGGATGGAAGAAAAAATACGTTAAGTTTGATCCGAAGTCTAATCCTTCTGGGAACTGGGTTCAGTGTTCTAAATCTAGCACGATTATTAAATTAATTGAATACATTAGTAATAAACGTCCTGATATTAAAAATATCGTAATTGATGATGTTCAATATTCAATGTGTTTCGAATTTATGGATCGCCGCAAAGAGAAAGGATACGAGAAGTTCAATGATATTGGTGGAGATTTTACTGATTTGTTAAGAGTTACAGATAATATCCGTGACGACATTAAATTGATTTTTACAGCGCATAGTGAGAATAAAGGTAGTGACATGGATCCTTATTGGACACTTAAAACTATCGGTAAGATGGTGTCTGAAAAGGTAACTCCTGAAGGTTTGTTTACCTATGTTTTCCATGCAATTGTAGAAGAAGGTGATGATGGAATGGAATATAAATTCTTAACAAATACTGACGGTGCTCACGTAGCAAAAACCCCGCTTGGTATGTTCGAGGAGCAGAAGATTGACAATGATGTTAATGAGATTTTGAAAGTTATTGATAAGTACGAAAACGGAGACGAATAATGAAATTAGACATTCTTATGCACTATTCTGTTGATGAAACAACAGGAGAAGTTAAATTTATTGGTAAAGAGGAAATTACAGTAGATACAAAAGTAACTACTAAAAAATCTTCTTCAACAAAGAAAGTGGATGAAAATCCCGAACCAATCATTACGCTTGATTCCAACAAGTTAATTCTTACACAAGGAGCAGTTGACTTGCTGAAAGTCTGTGAAGATTGTCGTATCGACATCAAGTATAAGAAGAAAGATAAGAAGTCAATTCCAGTAATTGGTACTGATCAAGCTTTTAAAACAAAGACTGGTAATAAGTTAACTAAGTCTAATACAATTAGCTTCAGAGGATCTGCTAATGAAAGATTGTCAGCATTTGGAACTGAGTTTAAATTGGAAGCATCTCCTGATGAAGGTATTTTCTATCTAATCGGTAATGCTAATCCAGAGGAACCAGAAGTTCCAGATGATGTTATTGACTTGGAAAAAGAATTAGATATTGAATCGCTTGACGATATGGATTTAGATACTACAAACAATTTTGATTTTAAATTATAAGAAGTATGGCATTTAATTTTGGCATTTCAGAAGAATCAGCAGTTAGAAGTACAAAACGTCTCTTGGCTCCGTGGAATATTTATGATGTAGAGTTTAAAGGTGTAGAAATTAAGGAATTTTCAGGAAAGAAAGATCCTACGGCAACTTATAAAACCATTAATTTCTCTTTTGAGAATGAAGATGGATATATCTCCATTAATAAATTCTTCCCGAAAGAAGGTGATGATGTTAGACGCGAAGTTCCTAGAAAAGATGGAACAATGGGTGAAATGCCTTCCAACTTTGAGGATTTGATGAACTTTATTAAACAGACTGTAGCTATCCTCACTCCGAAAGGTTATGAGAAACTTCATGCCGCTAGCAGTAAATTTAGATCATTTGATGATGTAGCAGCAGCTGTTAAGAAACTTCTGGATCCCGTAGTTGGTACCAAAACTAAGATTAAATTAATTGGTCGTAACTCTCAAGGTAAAGTTGTAGCTGACGCTCCGCGTATTACTGGTATTAATCATGATGGAGTATCATTTATTTCTGATAACTGGATTGGAGATAAATTGTATTTCAATGATTATGAACTTGGTAGAATTAAAGAGTATCAGTCTGCTACACCGACTGCTATTTCAACCAACGAACCTGCGCCTAAACAAGAATCTGATGATATTGATTCGCTTTTAGCAGATCTTTAATTGTAAATAAATATCTCTAGTATGTTCGATTTCACAATAGATCCTAAAATTACTAGAGAATATTTGTTATCAAAACATAACGAGGAGACTTATATGAGTTTTTATCTTGGCTTAGAGGTAAAAAAAGGCTTGTATAAGTCTCCTTTACGTGTTGATAATCACAAAACCTGTAGTTTTTTCAGGGGAAAATCTGGAGTATTATATTTCAAAGATTTTGCTACTGGACAATGTTTAAGTTTTGAATCTGTTGTGATGGAAAAGTTTAAATGTAATTATCATGAAGCATTAAAGATAATTGCTAAAGATTTTGGATTTATTAAAGGTAGTACACCAAAACCAATTAAAGTACAACCTGTTTATAAAGAAGAAAAACAAACTTTTATTCAAATCGAAGCAAGAGAATTTTCAGAACATGAATATAAATGGTGGTTAGATTTTGGAATAAGTAAAGATATTCTGAAAAGATTTAACATTTTTAGTTGTAAAACTGTATTTTTAAACGGTAATATATTTGCACAATCAACTCAACATTTTCCTATTTTTGGATATTATTTTGGAAAGAAAGAAAATATAGAGCAATGGCGAATTTATATGCCTTCTGTTAAACATGGTGGAATTAGATTTATCGGAAATTGTTCTGCGAAAACAATTCAAGGATTTAAACAATTACCTAAAAAGGGTAAATTAGTAGTTATTACTAAGTCTATGAAAGATTGTATGACATTATATTCTTTCGGAATACCAGCAATAGCTCCTTGTTCTGAGAATTTATTTATTGCAGATAATATTCTTGATGAATTAAAAACTAGGTTTAAATATATTGTAGTATTATATGATAACGATCTTCCAGGAATTTCTAATATGCGTAAGATCAGGAAAGAACACCCTGAATTAAATTATTGCTTTATAAGTAGAAAGTATGGAACGAAAGATATTAGTGATACTTACAAAAAATATGGCAGAGATAAAACCAAAAAGATTATTGAAGAATATATTAAATATTTGAAAACAA